TACAAATCCAGCATCTATAAAAATTGATGGAGTAAATGCTTCTGTTAGACTAGTTACTTTAGACGGCAAAAAACAATTTGTTTTAGATAGAGGTTCAATGAAACCTTTAGATGTTAAGGGAATTACTAAAGCAGATTTATTAGATAGATTTGGAGAAGGCCATGGATTTATTGAAACTGGCGGTAAAGTATTAGATATTTTTAATGATTCATTACCTAGCATTCAACAAGAACTTAAAGCATTAGGAATGTGGGATAATCCAAATATAATGTTTAATGTCGAATACGTAGCCGGAAGTACCAATGTATTATCATATGCTAAAAACTTTTTAGCTATCCATGGATTGATAGAATTGTTTCAAGCAACACCAAAAAGAAGAGATTCGAAAGAAATTCCATATAATAAAAAAGCATTAGAATCTTTAGTAGCAAAAATGAATCCGATAGCAGAAAAATACGGATTTGAAGTTGTTCATGAGTTTACAACTAGACCATCTAAGCCTGCAAATTTAAATTCTACATTAAACCAAAAACATACTATTATAATTGATGGTGAAAAAGAATCAAAATCATTAAAACAATGGTTAGATGAAATTCAATCAATACCCGCAGATCAAAAAATAACGTTAATGGACGGTAAAGTTTCCGGAGCAGTGTCTAAAGAAATACTAATGAGATTATCAAGTAATAATAATGTGTCTGAAGTAGTAAAAGATCCTGCAGATTATAAAGCAGCTATTGATGGGTATTTCACTTACTTAGCTACTATGATATTAGGAGATGATATATTAGATTCAATTACATCTGATTTAGGAGATAGTAAAGATCAAGAAGGTATCGTAGTACGTGGATTATATCCAGATGTATTTAAGATAACTGGATCATTTATTATAAAAGGAATGGAAAGTCAATTTAGAAAATAATTATAATAAAGGTTATGGCAAAGAAGTTACAAAACATTAAAGCAATCAATCAAATGCTTTCTGGGACTCATAAGTCTCAAACTAAAACTACCGTAGGGTATCAATCTAAAGAAGAAGATCGTAAGATCGGAGATAAATGGATTGATAATAATGGAGTACAGTGGGAACAAAAGGACGGTTATAAGATTAGTTCTACTAAAGCCTTAGAAGCAGTTATGGCAGCAATTAAAGCATTAAAGATGCCTAATACATGCCCTAAGTGTAATAAGGAAATGAAGGATAATAAATATAACAAGAAAATGTGGAAAGTTCATAAGATGTGCTTTGATTGTGTTATTGATATGGAACATGAACATAGACTTAATGGTACATACGAACAATACGAAAAAGATTTAATGAGAAAAAACATTGAAGCTTGGTTAAAAGATGCTCGCGCTGAAGTAGATGCTATTAAAGAACTTTTAACTAAAGCCGAATTTGTTAATTCTGATGGTACTGTTGAAAGATGGGATAGTCCATGGAAAGGTAAAGAAGCAGAGTTAGAAGAATTATTAGAAAGAGACTTTCAAAAAGTAAAGGCTCAATTATTAGGAGAACCAATAGATGAAAACAACAATAATTAATCTTATTTACGTATTTGTTTTTCTTGTTATTTTCTTTTATATTAAGTATTACATAACAAATTTAAATACAGATGTAAAAGAATTGCAACATAATATTGAATTAAGAGAAGCTCAAAATGATAGCATCTCAAAAAAATTAGATAGCATTGCAATTAAGAAAGTAGAAGTAATAAATAGAATTGATAATAGATCAACAACTATTAACAATTTACAAGAAACATTAAATAATGTTCCAGAATATGATACTAGTTTAGCAAATGCAGTTATATTCTTAAGAGCATTTGGAAATCAAAAATTATATAGACAATGAAAAAGTTAATAATTTTTATAGTCTTATCTTTAGGTTTAATGATTAATGCGAAGTCACAAGTAATTGATACGTGTTTTTCTAAAAGAAAGATTATAAATATATACAATAATATTAGAGTATTAGAACATAGAGATTCTATTCATACTCAATTAATGGAAGAATATAAAGCTCAATGTATTGATTTTAAATCAGCATTAGAATTAGATAGTATAACTATCGAAGGTCAAAAAGTTCAAATAACCAATCTTCAAGAAAATGTAAAAGATTGGAAAAAGATTTACGAAACAGTAAAGCCAAAGTGGTATGAAAAGCCTCCAGTAATGTTTTCTGCAGGAGCAATTTTATCAACATTATTATTTAAACTATTTTAATATGGCTAATGTAGATGATTATAAAGACCGAGTTCAACCAGTACAAAATGTAAAAGACCTTATAAGGGAAGAATATAAAAAGTGCGCACAAGATCCAGTGTATTTTATGCGCAAGTATTGTTATATTCAACATCCCATGAAAGGTAAGATGCTTTTTGATCTTTATCCTTTTCAAGAGCAATGCTTATATGATTTTAGAGATAATGATAGAAATATTATTTTAAAGTCTCGTCAGTTAGGCATTTCTACATTATCAGCAGGATATACATTATGGTTAATGGTCTTTCATGAAGATAAGAACTGTTTAACTATTGCAACTCGTCAAGAAGTAGCAAGAAACTTAGTAACTAAGGTAAGAGTAATGTATGATAATTTACCTAGTTGGTTAAAGCAAAATGCACAATCTACAGAGGATAATAAGTTATCATTACGATTATCAAATGGTTCTCAAGTAAAAGCATCTTCTACATCAGTATCGGCAGGTCGTTCTGAAGCAGTATCATTACTTATTATTGATGAGGCCGCATTTATTGACTCTAATACAATTGAAGAATTATGGGGTGGTTTGCAACAAACAATGGCAACGGGTGGTAAATGTATTATGTTATCTACTCCTAATGGAATGGGTAACTTTTTCCATCGTATGTGGCAAAGAGCCGAAACAGGAGAAAACAATTTCCATACTATTAAATTACATTGGACAGTACATCCTGATAGAACTCAAGAATGGAGAGATAAGCAATCAGCAGAATTAGGAGATAAATTAGCTGCTCAAGAATGTGATTGTGACTTTACTACTTCTGGTAATACAGTTATCGATCCTATGATTTTAAAATGGTATTGGGAAGAATCTGGATTAGTATCTGACCCCGTTGAAAGGCGTGGATTTGATGCGAATATGTGGGTTTGGAAATATCCGGAAGTATCTAAATCATATATGATAGTAGCTGACGTATCTCGTGGAGATGCTTCTGACTATTCTTCATTTCATGTCATTGATATCGAAACTGTCGAGCAATGTGCTACATATAAAGGTAAATTAGATCCTAGAGATTATGGAAATTTATTAGTAGCAGTAGCAACAGAATATAATGATGCTTTACTAGTAATAGAGAATTCTAATATTGGATGGGCAGCAATTCAACCTGCTATCGATAGAAACTATGCAAACTTATTTTACAGTAGTGCAGATTTAACCGTTGTAGATATTCAACAGCAGATGTCTAGCGGATATGATTTAGCAACTAAATCTAAAATGACTCCGGGATTTTCACAAACATCAAAAAATAGACCATTAATTATATCTAAACTAGTAGAATATTTTAGAGATAAATCTCCTATTATTCATTGTAAAAGAACAATTAGTGAACTTCAAAATTTTGTTTGGAATGGTTCTAGACCAGAGGCACAATATGGTTATAATGATGACTTAGTAATGGCATTAGCAATTGCCCTTTGGGTCCGTGATACAGCATTAAGATTACGTCAGCAAGGATTAGACCTTTCTAGAAAGACAGTAGGTTTAATAGGCAAATCCGCGCCTGTATATTCTAGAGCATCATATTCTAATCAACAAAATCAATGGTCTATGAAAGTTGGTAAGCAAGATGAAGATATTTCTTGGCTGTTGTAAAAAAATAATGATTCTTCCATAAAACATATAATTATAATAAAGAGATAAATGTCATTAATAGATAAATCATTAGCAGCAAGATTAAATCGATTATTTTCTAATAACGTTATCGTACGTAGAGTCGGCGGTAAAAAGTTAAGAGTAATTGATACTGATAGATTACAATCATCAGGTAATCTTGAACAATCAAAATATGTAGATAGATTTACTAGATTACATGGTATTAAACCTAGTATATCTACTTATAATAATAACTACAATTATCAAAGCTCAAGAACAGAATTATATACAGATTATGAAATCATGGATATGGATTCTATTATTGCAGCAGCATTAGATATTTATTCTGATGAATCAACACGTAAGAATGAATATGATGAAATCTTAACTATTAAAAGTTCAGACGAAACAATAAAGAAAGTACTTCAAAATCTTTTCTATGATATTTTAAATGTTGAGTTTAATTTATGGCCATGGATTAGAAGTATGAATAAATATGGAGATTTTTATTTATATTTAGATATTAGAGAAGATATTGGTATTGTTAACGTAACACCACTTTCAGCATATGAAGTAATTAGAGAAGAAGGTACAGATCCAAACAATCCATATCATGTACAATTCTCTATTATGGGTAATAATAAAAATAAGTATAAAAATTACGAGATTGCCCATTTCCGTTTATTAACAGATTCAAACTTCTTACCTTATGGTAAATCAATATTAGA